GTTCCGCGTCCCCGTCGCCAGCGTCGAGGAGGGCAGGAAGCTCTGCGGCGTGCTCGCCGACTACGACGCCTTCCAGCTCGCGGAGCGGGTCAAGCCCGACTACTGCAACGCCAACGGCGTGGAGCGGTGGGAGGACGACGGCGACGGCGGCTTCGACTGGTTCGACGCGGAGGAGGACTGATGGCCGCGATGGTCCTCGTCTGCGTCCTCGCGGCGCTGGCCTTCTACCTGGCGTACAAGGAGGAGAACCGATGACGACTAACGAGCGCCCGACCCGCGCCGCGGGCACCTACTCCGAGCTCCTCGCCGACCTCGACTACTACGGCGACGACCGCCACGTCGCCACGCCGGCCGAGCAGCGACGCCGCGTGCGGAGGGCGGCCGCCGCCCTGCGGGCCGTCATCGCCGAACGAGGCGACGACGAAGCCGAACCATTATCAATGGATGGAGCCGATCCATTCAACGAAGAAACGAACCAAATCTAACCAACGCCGCCTGCACACCCGGCAGGATTTGGAGCATGAACGGGCCGGGCTAGAACACGGACGACATCGGGTCCGTGTACTCGTCCTCGGGCTCCGCCTCGAAGAGGGACTCCGCCTTGAGGGCGGTGGCCAGCGCCGCCGCCGCGTCGACGCGCTTCCGCGCGCCGCGGCGGTCGGGCTTGACCAGCTTGATGCGCTCCTCGTTGTCGTGCCGGACCTCGACGGCGTCCATGCACCACCGCGCCACCGGGTGCCCGCCGTGCAGCAGCGCGGGCGGGTCCATCTTGACCAGGCGCATCAGGTCCTTCAGGGACTCCGACAGCGCGTAGCCCTGGTTCACCTTCTCCGCCCGGACCTTGAGGTCGCCCTGGATGAACTGGGCCGTGGACGTGGCCTGCCAGGGGTCGTAGCCGACGGACAGGACCCTGAACCGCTCGGCGTCGGCGGCGAGCTGCGGGTGGATGGCCAGCCTGGGCCGGCCCTCGAGCTCGCTCTCGGAGAGCCCGGAGTCCGGGTCCCCGCGGTAGTCGATCCAGTCGCCCTCCGTCGCGGCCAGCAGCCCCCGGCGCACCCAGACACTCGCCTGGCCGCCGGTCCACTCGTCGAACTTGGGCACCATCGCCTCCGGCGTCCAGAAGCGCCAGGCCACCCGGTACGGCCCGCCCTCCTCGCCCGGCGGGAAGAGCCAGGCGACGCACGCCAGGTCGGTGGTGCTCGCCAGGTCGAGGCCGCCGTGGCAGGGCAGGCCCTCGAGGTCGACCTCGTCGTACCCGCCCGCGGCGCCGTCCCAGCGGCGCATCGGCATCCAGCGCGTGACCTGCTGGACCCGCTGGTTCAGCTGGAACTGCCGGAAGGGGTTCTCCTTCTCGGGGTCGTTCCGGGCCTCCAGGGCCTGGCGCCGCATCTCCTCGAGGGACTTGAACGTGCCGAGCGCGGGGTTGGCCCAGCGCCAGTTCCGCTCGTCCCAGGGGTCCGCGCTGACTGGCAGGTCTGGGTGCCCGGCGAAGGCCTCGCGCAGCCGCGCGAGCTCGTCGGCCTCGCGCGGGGTCTTCCGGACCCAGGCGAACACGTGCGGGGCCCGCGCCGGGTCCTCCTGGATCGCCGCGGCCTCGTCGATCATGGCCGCGCCGAAGGAGGCGTTGTCGTTGGTCTCGGTGGTGATGGCCAGGAGCAGCGGCTGGGTCCGCGCGCCGGCGGCGGTCCGCAGGGCGTCCCACAGGTCCCGGTTGGGCTGGGACAGGACCTCGTCCAGCACGAACCCGTGCGGGTTGTGCCCGAGCTCGCCCTTGGCGTCCGAGGTGATGATCTCGTACAGGGAGCCCGTCTTGGCGTCGAAGTACCGGCGGGCCGCCACGTTCTCGGTGAGCCGGGCCGAGAGCAGCGGCACCTGGTTGACCATCCGCTGGACGGGCAGGTAGACCTTGCGGGCCTGCTTGGTGTCCTGGGCGGCGCCGTAGACCTCGGCCGCCTCCTCGTCGTCGCCGACCAGGAGGTAGATGACGATCGCCGCGGCGAGGCTGCTCTTGCCGTTCTTGCGGGCCATCACCAGGTAGGCGACGGAGAACCGGCGGACGTACCGCTGCCACTCGTCGGACCACCAGACCTCGCCGAACAGCGGCCGGGCGACCTCCCGCTCCTGCCAGGGCTCCAGGACGAAGTGCCGGCGCGCGTAGGGCCCGGAGGTGTGCACCAGGAGCTCGGCGCAGAACTTCACGAACCGGTCGGCCCGGGGCTCGCAGTGGTGCGCGCCGGACTTCCGGCAGGTCGTCCCGTCGAGGGTGTACCCGCACTCGGGCCCGCGCAGGTCGAGCGGGCGCCACACGTCTGGCTCCCGCATCCGCGAACCTCCTGGGGTGACCGGCGGGGCTCGAACCCGCGACCTCCGGGGCCACGACCCGGCGCTCTCGCCGTCCTGAGCTACGGCCACAGTCTGGACGGGTGGATTCGAACCACCGACCTCCCGGGTCCGGGCCGGGTACGCTGCCGCTGCGCCACGTCCAGTTTGCCTGTCTCTTCGTCAACTCCCGCCCTGTCCGGTACCTCCGGCCGTTCGGCGGCTCGACCCGCGCCGGTCAGCGGGCCAGACGCGCCAGCCAGCGGGGTAGGCAGCCGGGCTCGGCCGGCTCGGGGTCGGGCGGCGGCCCGCCGGGCAGCGCCCGCGCCAGCGGGACGCAGGCCTCGCCGTTCTCGTGCAGGAGCCTGTCCAGGTCGTCCCAGGACAGCTTGGCCGTCCCGCCGACACCCCACGACTCGCCCCACGAGTTGTGGAGCAGCACGCTCCGCTCCGCGACGTCGACGCCGCGCGCGAGGAGCGCGTGCCCGCCGGCGACGCCGCCGTAGACTCGGAGCCAGCCGGCGTCGTTCACGTCCATCATCGACTCGTACCAGTTCACGCCGAGGACGACGGGGCCGAGCTGCGAGATCGCCAGGAGCGCGTCGCCCAGGCCGAACGCCCAGCGGTACTCGGCCATGTAGCCCCGCCGCTGCACGACCTTGGCGCCGGCCAGGACCGAGGTGCCCTCGTAGTCCTCGCCGGGCCACTCGTCGACGAGCTGGGCCGCGAAGTAGATGCCCATGGCGTCGAGGTAGCCGAGCGGGGGCGACGGCACGGCGGGGTCGGCGTTGACCTCGTGCGCCCACCCGAAGCCGACGCAGGCGCCGTCGTCGCCCTGGTCGAGGTACGTCTGGCAGTCCCAGACCCTCGTCGCCGGCGCCTCCGCGGCGCGGAGCGCCGCGCGGACCGGGTACCCCCGGCTCCGCTCGTCGAACTCGACCCTGCGGCCGAACCTGGACATTCTCTACGGCCTCCCGGCTCCGGTCATGCCTGGCATCCTAGCGCGGCCTACGCGCCAGCCCGGCCCGCCGAGGCCCCTCATCGCCAGGCCTTGATCGTGAGCAGCGCCATCTGCACGGCTGCGGTCAGCCCCTCCGGCGACTGGTCGAGTAGCCCGCCCGCGAACGTGACCGAGTACGTGTCGCGCAGCTCGTCGACCTCGACCTCGACGACGACGGTGCTGCCCGTCTCGGTCGGGATCTCGACGGTCGTGGTGTGGCTCACGGTCGGCCTACGAGAGCAGGCGCTCGGGCTCCAGACCGCCGCCCCCCGCGGCCGCCGTCGGGCGCACGGAGGCCCGGTCGGCCGGGGTGAGGCCGAACCGCGAGGCGTACCGGAGGAGCAGGGCGTTGGCGTCGTTCCAGACCAGCTGCCAGGGGTTCTTGACCATCTTGGTGAACTCGGTCGCCTCCCCGTGGCGGTCGATGACGACCTGCTCCACGACGGCGCCCTCCCGGTCGAGGTGCCCCTGGGCGCCGTCCCGCACGGCGACGGCGTCGCAGTACGCCTGGAAGGCGTCGACGTCCCAGAAGGTCAGGAGGCCCTTGGCCTCCAGGTCGGGGGCCAGCCGGTCCCAGGTCTCGCCGGCGGCCTCGCTCATGGCGGGGCGCTCCACCCGGCCCGGGGCGGGCTGGGGCTCGTCGCGGCCGGCCGCCCGGTCGCCGTGCAGCTGGCGGACGGCGCTGGGGCGCTTGGCGGGTCCTCGCTTGCCCACGGGAAACCTCCTCAGGGGGTGTACGCGCCCTCGT